ATAAACATAACGACTGTATTTGGATTGGGATCAAAATTCGGGAGACTACTGTCTCCGTAAAAACTTCCCTACAGTTATCTGTAAGATGTATGAATACTAGGAGACTTTCGTCAACACGCCTTTAAACTCCAATAGAGTCTGGACCGCCGTTCAATCCAGTTTTCCCCACTAAAGTGAGGGTGTTTTCTTAAGAAAACTACAAAAACATATAATTAAGGTGCAGTTGGAAGCACCTGTTCTGCTACAGCAGGTACCGATAGGAAAAAATGAAGATCAAAATCAGATCCGATAGCAAAATAAGAATCGATACGCGTATCATCACCTCTCTGACCATTGTCAGGAGTGATATATGCTTCGACTCTAAATGTATCAACATCTGAATCGTCTGCAGCTAATCCTAGTGTACGAAGGACTTTAGAATTATTTCTAAATCTATATCGATTGTACATAGGTATCACTGTAGCTAACCCTGTTTGGGTTAATTGATGAGTAAGAGATTGTCCAGCCATACCAGCTGAAGTAATATTCAACAATGCTCTTTCAGTTGCGTCATTTGATAAAGACAACGCAATATTCTCTTTAGTGTTATAGTTTGCAGCAGTCACAGTTTCATGTCTTCGAATAACACGAAAATGTGCAACTGGGTTAGAACCCACTGCATTAAACATCCAACTCACTGAACCTCTAGATGCTACAAAACATGGAGCAATTAGAGAAAAGTAGTTGACTGCAACAAAATTGAATGGTGAAGTACCTACACCAACAATATCATCAGCAGTCTGGACACCATCGGTATCATAACCGTAAAACAGTGGATATCTATTACGTTCCGAACCAATAAGGCAGTAACGACTAGTAGTATCCGCTGCATACACATTTGAACCAACGTATGTGTGTCGTCGCAAAAGCTGTTTCACTGAGGTAATTGTTTCTCCCATATAAACTTCATTAAGTTCAGATGGAGCAACAGTTTGCTCAAATAAAGCAGCAGATGTGACATTTTCAGGGAAATCCCCTGTAATATCAGTTGACTGAACATCATAAAATGCGAAACCCGGGGTTATTTCCTTAGGTGCGGCATATTCAAGATTTTCAGCATAAACTGATACAACAACACTAATATCAGCAGAGGCAACAGGACTAGTTTGTTGAGTTAAAACTCGAACAGAAATTTGACCATTATCAAATCCTAGAACTGGCGCCGTTAGTGTTGTGTCGTCAAAATATTCGGCAAGACCAGTACGAGTATTCAAAAATGATGTTGCCTGAAGATATGGGACCTTAACACGAACATCAGGGCATTCATTGATATCAACAATCATATTATAATTTGAAGTATTGGTATCACTTACAGCTCCGAGATCATCAGTAGGATCCCATGTAATACGTACTCGCCCTCTATGGTATTTAGATGCAATAAAACGCAATCTAAATACAATATCACCACGCCAATATGAAAACATATGATTAAGCATGGCCATTGGCGTAAACGTGTATTTTTTCTCAGGGGTAGTTCCCTCTGAGATCATAAGATCTGGGGATACAACTGATCCCCACAATAGATCACCTGCAGCATCAGATGCAGCCCATGTGAATGTAGCAAGATATGCCTCACGTCGAGCCAAGGAATCTATTGAAAGTTCCTCTTTACCAGTGATACCAGTTGTGGTACCATCAATAATGAGTTCATTCTTTGGATCTAGCGTCAATTTTTCAATAGGTTGAGAGATCTCAGCAGACGACATTGAATGAAATGGTAAAGATTTATAAGGGCTCACACCCTCAATATTTGGTGTATTGGTGTAACCAAAAGATTCTGCAACATTAGCAACAGTACTAGCAACACCAGAAACACCAGCAGCCACTTCTGAGATGGCTGCAGCACCGACACCAATAGGTGTTTCGGCTGACGCAGCTGCAACAGCTCCAGAACCAACAGCAATAACCCCTGCAGCACGTGCAATGGCTGAGGCCGGTTTGGATATGGTGCCTGCGTGCTCATAATGATCACCACCTTTTTGAGATTGGTGTTGATCTAATGATCTGAAGGAATTAGATGATGATTGAGTATTTGAGCTAACCTTACGAGCTCCCACACCTGCACCACCTCGTGGTTCCTTCTTCTTCTTCATAACATTGGAAGATTGCAATGCAGCATTATAGGTTGGTCCACAGACACAAAGGTCTTCAGCCCAACCGTAAATCTGGATATCACAATCTGTACCTGCAACAGAATTAGCGTTCAATAAATTGGTAAAAGACTTAACATTTATTGAACCCATATTCTGGAAATCAGTTAGAGATGTGATATCAAGCCAATTCTTATGGTAAAAGAATGGCAATTTGAATTCAGCTCCTTGTGAATTCTGTGGGTAAATCCAAACGTGTGGTTTAGTAGAAGCTTGACTTTTAGTTCCTTCTGTACCAGCACTAACCCCACTAGTAGGGAAAAAATTTACCATTGGTGTATAAAATACACCACACAATCCATAGTAGAACGGGGATGCATTGATCAAAATTTTAAGTTTTAAGGAACAGTTAAGAAAATTATAATTTTCTAATTTATTTTTAATAATAGCATTATTAAAGAAATCTGCCCAAGGTTTAAAACTTTGGTCAATAGCGGCACCCTCAGTCCACGTGTAGGATTTTAATAAGACAGGTCTTGATAAAAAATCAGCTAACCCAGCATCAGCTTTATAATTATCTAAATAAGAACGGTCTTGTAAAGTAACGAATTCTTCAATTTGACCAGGAGATTCATCAACAAAATGAATAGGACCATGATCTAAAGTAGCTTCAGACTTATTTCCTAATAAATCCGCTGTGATCTCGTCAGTAGATTGTAATTCGAATTCAGCGTCGGTATTTCCTCCGAGCAATCCTTCGACGTCGTCAGATTGCAAGGCGCGGGTAACTCCATCGCGCAAGTGTCCCATTGCTCTGGGACTGAGTGAAACTCTAACGGAGTTTCCACGTAAACAGTTATTTCCGAGTTCTTTATAAAATTACACAGTCGACTCAAACATGTGTAAAGTATGTTGGGCCTTATTTGACCACCAACTAAATCATTTCTAAATAGAAATTTCGAGGTTCGCTCAAGTAGGTGTACATAATGATCCACTCTCTGAAAGTTTTTCCAAAGACCAATTTTCTTTCAGCAGTAACTATCTATTATGGAGTGATTATGGTTATGAACTTCACTCAAAGTCCAATTAACATATAGTAACGACATGGATAACGCACCATACACAACGTCCTAATAATTATGAGGTTATTAGAAAATCCTGATGTTATCTAATCCTTAAATATAGAATCACTTAATTTAGAACGAGTAAAATACTCATTTAAAAGTGTTTCATAAGCAGGTAATGTCGAATCAATTACATATTCATTAAGATTATGTAATTTTATGAGATCATAAAACATTTTCTGTTTCTCCTTATAAACATCAATACCATAAAAGAAATATTCACGATTAGCACTTGTAATAACTGCTATCATTTGTTCTTCAGGAGTGATGGATTTAGAACGTACCCAAATTGTTAACATCTTTTCTATCGATTTGTGTTCTAATTGTGCCAAATGAGTGTTAGTATTTATATCATATCGCCATGTTCTCTTTAGAAAAGAAGCATCTTTGATATTAATATAAGGTACACTCTCAGCTTCTTTATCTGCCATTGTATAAACTACATTAATGGTTGATAAAGCTTTAGATATGGAAGTATGATTAAACCAGGGTACACTATCAGAAATACCCATGATATTGTCATCTCCATATGTCATTAAATTGACATTATCTTTAAAGGTCTTACACTCATTTTCAGGATTGAGAAGTCTATATGAATACCTTTGATATAAAGAATTGACAAGACCATTGATAATGACAGTTAGAGGATGTCCAGAAGGATTACTTCCAAAAAACTCAACTAAATCACCATTATAATCTTGAAAAGCAAATGTAGTATCATAAGAGATACCACGCAATATTGTGATATCATCTTCTGTATAATTACCACTTGCTTCACAGATCTTAATTAATATATCGAAAGCAGAAAGAATGAAAATAGCAGACATTCGTTTATCATATTTGCTATAATCACCTGCAACAATCTTATGCTCTCCATGAGCAGTTAGATATTTATACAGATCTTCCCATTCACTACATTGTGCTATGATGCCAGGTGCGGATTCAAAAAGTTGTTGATTTTCTTGAATAACTCGCACACAACTAAGAAAATATTTTCTTACTATCATAATCCAAGGTAGATTGGCACCAGAAAATACACGTGTTTTACCAGCATCTATTTTCTTTTGTGCAAGAGGTTCATCTTTTAAATGAGCGGAAAAAACACATCCCGCTCTATCACCATTTCTATAACGATCAAGCATATTTTCATAAACTTCCTTGATTTCATCAGTTACATCAACAGGATCTTGCAAACCATGTGCCGCTTCTACAGCATACATATAATATTTTTTACTCCTTTTAAAAGGAAAACCAGCAGATGTATTACGTGCAATTTTATCCACATAATTTACACCTTCAGCTCCATTTATAGATGTAAAAGTATCATAAATATGAATCTTAGCAAAATCATCTTTAGTTAAACCCTTCAATATATCTTGAGCGAATTGTTGAGAACATTCATCAAGAATTTGCGTATCAATATTATTAGGTATATTCAAAGAATCAAGTGCAGCAATTCTCCATGGTTTCCAATTAAAGATTGGTCTACCACAATCAGTAGAGTAATCATACTTTAATTTAATAGTTTCAGATATTAAAGTAGGTTCAACTCTAGATTTATTCTGTGGTCTAAAACCACTAAAAGACCCATAAACATTAGCATTACCATTATCAATATAACGTAAAGCAGATTTCTTATGTAAAGAAACCAATTTTGGATCCTCGTTGGATGATTGTAATAAAGGTGGATTTGATCCAACAAAATATTTCTGACCAAAAGAAATACATCTATTAATAAAAGAAGAATTAATAGATCGGGATACAACACTGTTACCATTGCCTAATAAATGTAATCCAACAATACAATAACCCAATTCAGATCTGGCCAAAAGAATAGAACCACAATCTCCATTAGAAGTTGGTTCATCACTTGTACCAATCCATACATCAAAACGCTTTGATAAAGGCTGTATAAGTGCATTATTTTGTAATTTAATATTTTTGACTTGTCTATCAATAAATTCACCACCTTCACCTTTTGCTATATAGCAAGCGTGTGTGTTTGCGGCAAAAGAATCTTTACAGAAATATTGAGTCAAATTTTTCTTTGGGGGTAAACATCGTATAATAATACAACATAAATCTCCATCTTCTTCACGATAAATGTCAGATTGAGATAGGGTGAAAACAATATTATTATTAACACCATCCTTTGAACAACTTTGTACAACTTTCACGTTTAAATTGCCAACTGAAGGTACACTATGATTATTTAAAATATATAATTGCCCTCCAATTCCAAAAGCTTTACTTTTTCTTATTGAGGTTTCATTAATCTCAATAGTAATTTGAACACAATTTTTAAATAAAAGGGATTTAATGTTTTCAAATCCCATACCTTTGCTAGACAATGTACTCCGTGTAACATCCGCAGTTGTAAGTTCAAAAACATCCTTATACCAAATTGCCTCTCTGGTATCATTAATAGATGGTTCCGGTTTATATCCAACATCTTTTGATTGATTAGATCCCTGGATATCCTTCTGAGTATATTTGTATGTTTTATAAATAACTGTTAGTAATGCAATACTTCCAGTTATAGCAGCCAAATATTTGGGTTTTCCAAGTGCACGCTCAACTTGTTGAGCAGAACGCTTAAAAACAATACGTGCAAAATTTGGATTAGAAACAAATCTCCATGCTAAACGGGAGAAATAATTTGATAGTCCAAATGTTGCAAATAAATGTACAAATATTATATACAAACCTTCTTGAAAGAAGGTAACCCATGCATAACAATACATAAAGTTTAGAATCTCATAATTCATACTTTGTAAACAATTGCAATTTGCTTTTGGTAAATAGCAACAGTTACAAACAGTCACTCTTTTAATATGTTCAACAGCATGATTGACATTTTCTTGATTAGCATCATGAAGTCGTATAGCCTCCACATACCATTTCATAAATTCAACCATACCAACATCTTTTAGAATGATTTTAAATTCAGCGAGATTCTGTCGTGAACCATTTTTAATAGGTGCTGGAATGACACTTTCCACAGTAAAATCCCACAAATCAGGATAAGAATTTTCTTCTAAAATAGGGACCAATGTAGGGTCCAACATACCAGTAGTAACATTCTTATATTGGGATTTGACCGAAGGTGTTATCACATAAGGAAAGCGTCTTTGCACAGCACTAGGACAAGAGAAGTAATGGTGTGCATTCAAATTCTTAGTATTCGTTGTAGCCAAAGCTAATTTACAACGAAAAGGAATTCTTCCCTTATCAGTTATATCAGCTTGATCTGGAACAAAGTTAATATCATTAACAATTTGTATGATCTCATCTACAGAAGATGGATCACCCAGATTAGGATGTCTAAAAGAGACATCATCCAGAATAACTGTATGCATATATGTACGGAAATTATTCCAATACTTTTCAACAAAGTTCCTGGTATAAATATAAGAATCATCATTTTCTAAAGATTTAACATTGCAAAAATGAGCAATAAAAATCTTTATCAATGATGATTTACCAATACCAGAGTCTCCGTTAATTAACATGGAAAAGGGAGCTTTACGCGCACGTGTAGCTCCTCTATAAGATAAAATATCCAATCTTATAGATTGAATATCATTTACATATCTTCGTATGTAATCAGCCTCAAATTTACCCATGGATTTAGAACATTTACATATGTCCTCACCCTGGGAAATAAGAGTTTCCAAATCATTTAAAAAAGCATTCTCATCAAGAGCTTCTAATTGATTTAGATTTCGAGCTTTATTTTTAATAGTTTCACAATCATTATAAAATTTTTTATAACGTGTGGTACTATGAAAAATTGAAGACGAATAGCCTTCTTTATAAATTTGATATCCTTTCTCGCACAAAAATGTGAGAGTATCAAGAATAACATAAATAAAATCAGGACCAATATGATACTTAGATTTAAAAGCAGCAGCTTCTAAAGCTGTATATCCAAATGATTCATAAGTACAATTTTTATCACGAAATAGTGTATAAGCTAAAATATACATAATTAATTTATACACTTTCTTAAATAATGGCGAATTACGAAAAATATCATAATCATCCAAATAATTTCGCAATTTTGTAAAAACGTGCTCATCATCATCTGATTGGAGTTGGTATTCAGAAAAAATTTTATTAATACAAATATCAATTTGATTAATAAAATCCTCTAAAAATACTCCATCATAATGATCTCTAGCAAATCTTATCACCGGAATGATAATATCTGATTTGCATTTACATTTCTGTAAATCATAAACAAGAAAAATAACACTTTCCATAATACGGAAAGTATTTTTATCTTTAATATTATTGCGAACTATATCCAATAGCTCACATATACTTGGGGGTCCATCCCCAGCATTATTTGATGAATAACCAGTACCCAATTGGGTAAGAGCTAGTCTTTTATAAAACCAGATTTTATCAACTTCAGCCATTTGATACTCATCCAATTCACAAATACCATGAATGGCATCATGTATTGAATAATAATATCGACCATAAATGTCAACAGCATTTGGTTTCTTATGGAAATAAATTTCCTCATGATATTTAACTTCATCAACTTGAATATGTCGTAAAGGTAAAATTTTACGAGAACGTAAACGTTTAATAGCATTATGGGCAGCGCCAAGCTTGCACCCAAGAGAATAAGCGTAAGATCGTCGAATTGTAACCATATTTGAGAGAAAAGAAAAAGGGACAGATACTTTCTTCTGGAAGTCAGAACCCAGATCAGGGGTCCAACTGAGACGGTAGCAAAAAGAACGTCATTTTAGTCTTACAAAAATAATTTTAGAAAAATAATAAAGCATAAAGTTACTAGCAATATATTGTGGATACGTATCCACTTTAAAATTTTAATAATTATAGTTATGAAATTTTTTATAGTGTTTTGAACCACACCAAATTAATGGTATAGCGTTGTAATAATAAAAATATAAATAATTTAAAAAGAATATATAGCAGGTGTTAGCACACCTGTAGATTATGCAGTGTGTAATCTAGAGAAGGTAAATTATCTCACATGCACACATAATATGTAACATAAAAAAGGGGGGGTTACAAGTTAAGGTCGTTGTCAGACCGTAGAAATAAAATTTGACAAATTTTGAAGCATAGTATGTAATGTTGATTTATACAAGCAACATAGAATTTCAAAATAAGCGATATATAGTTTTGATAACAAACCTATATAGCGGTATATGAACTTCTAAGTTGGTTGAAAGTGATCAAGACTACATAAAATGCGGGAATTTCCCG